CCGTAAAGGCGGTAGTTTCTTGGAGAGTGGCTATGTCTACGCTCCTTATGTACCGTTGCAGGTTACTCCCACTATCTTTGGTACGGAAGACTTCGTACCGCGTAAAGGCGTTATGACCCGTTACGCTAAAAAGATGGTCCGACCTGATATGTATGGTCTAGTAGTTGTTCGCGGACTCCTCGGTGAGGAAGGCGCTAGCTAATCTCTGATTAGTTAACAGCTAAATAATAATTTAAACCCACCTTGGGAAACTAAGGTGGGTTTTTTCATTTCCAACCTACTATTTATAAGTAACTTGAGAATACTCTCCTGGGTCGAGGCCACTGACCCTCGAAGATTCATAACCGAACGTGGCTGGTTATGTTTCGTGATTAAAATCAAGTTATCGATAACTTAAAATATAAAAGGAGAAATAAATTATGGGAAATCGAAGAATAGGGCGTAAAAGATTAGAATCTGCCCTAAAACAACTTAATGCAACTAAAGCAGATAGTGCTGGATCTAGATCTGGCCTCGGTGGTTTTCACATGCCAGCGTTTGAAATACAGCCAGCAAAATATTTTGGCTTGTTTGACGACTTTTTAACGGTGTCAGGTGTAACTGACCTCGTTGCTAATGATGACTTTTTTCTTGCTCACGCTGCTTCTGGTCTTGTTGGCGCCAATTGGATTGTAACTCTTGGCGGTGCTGGATCACCGACTGCAGTTCTTGTCAATACAATTCCGGGTGGTTGTGTAAAAGTACTTGCCGGTACTACGGATGACAACATAGCCCGGCTGTTTGCTCCAAATCATATGTTTACATTGGATGCGGCGAGCGCAAGAAAAGTTTGGTTTGAAACCAGATTAAAGGTAACTGATGCCTCTGATAATGGGTTTTTTGCTGGACTTGCCTCAACTGGTGATGAAGCAGTAGATACCGCCTTTGTTGGTGGGGGTCTAGACACTGCCATGGGTTGGCAAGTAATTGACGGACAAGCATCAGTGAAATTGTCGTCAATTGCCGCTAAAGATGATACCGAGACAGTAACAGCGTCTAGCACAGATTTGGGCGACGATACTTTTGTTACTTTGAGTATCTATTTTGATGGCAGTACTGCTCATTATTATATAAATGGCACATTGTCTCACTCTTCAGCGAGCAATTTACCTTTGGATGGAGAGGCCATGTTTCCACACCTCGAATTCGTTCAGCAAACGAACGATAATGACGTAATGCATGTCGACTATGTTAGATATTGCATGGAAAGGTAGTAGGAGATTAAAATGAAAAGATTAGTTAAAAAAATCTTAGTTGAGGAAGAGTCGTCAGACACTGTGAAGGTATATAAGAAAATATACGAAGAAGTACCTGACAAACCTGCCCCCAAAAAGGCTGGCCCAAAAAAGGCAACACCAAAAAAGCCAAAGGTAAAAAAAAGTGTTGCAAAAAAAGTTGTAGAAAAGCTTACAAAAAAAGATGAAGATGTAAAGTAATCTATTTTTAATAAGTTTATATAACGAAATCTAAGCCCCGCCTTTCAGGCGGGGTTTTTTCTTAAAATCCCCAACACAATATTATATAATATAACAAAAGGAGTTTACCATGGGAAAGAAAAAACGTCGGATGAATAGTCCAAAATATGCAAAGAAATTTGCAGCAAAGTTTGCAAAGTTTAAAGCAGCAGTAGAAGAAGCACTCTCAATAACTGCTGGAACTTATGAAGAAGTAATTGAAGAACGAAAAGAAGTTGAAGAGAAAAAGGTTCCTAAAGTTGTGGTAAAAGAGGTTGACGAATCTGCTATATCTGAGCCAAAACCAAAAAAGCATTCTGCGAGAAAACCGCCCCAGAAAAAAACACCAGATTTTAAAAAGAAAACTACAAGAAAAAGAAAACCTGCAAAGAAAAAGTAAATTAGATTTTTTAAATAGCTGCCAACTAATTATAGCGAGGAGATCTAAATGAATGGCAGTACCGACCTTAACACCTTCAAGCCAAACAAGCAAAGTTACACTTCCAACAGGAAGCACGCCAAGCGATGTAAAAGATAACACTGAATTGCCTTTTCAAGTTTATTCTAGCACAACTGTACAAATTGGCGACAACTCAGTGACCAACAATATGTTTTCCCAGTATTTTTGCACTGGTGCTGCAAATCAAGTTGCATATACTTTTAAAAAGCTTGGCGGCGACGTATTAGACATAGAAATAACTACAGGAAGCGTTTTTTCAGCTTATGAAGAATCTGTGCTAGAATATTCTTATATTGTTAATATACATCAAGCCAAAAACATTCTTGGAAGTGCTTTAGGCGCCGCAACAGGCACTTTTAATCACCATGGTGAAAAAATCACCACCGGCGCCACTTCAGATAAAGATAAGAAAAACCTTAGATATCCCGAATGGCAATTTTCTTATGGCAAAAAAATTGGCGATGGAATGGCCACAGATGCTGGTTTTGGTGGCACTACAAGAATATATTCGGCCTCTTTTGCAACGACTATTAATGTACAAGATTATGACTTACAAGCGGTTGTTGAAACTGCAGATGCAGATAGCGACTCAGAAATATTCGGCAAAATTAACAATAAAAAAGCTTATATAACAAGGGTATGGTACAAAACACCTCATGCTATGTGGAGATTTTATGGTTATTATGGTGGTTTAAATACCGTTGGCGATTTAGCTAGTTATGGCCAATTTGCAGATGACTCTACCTTTGAAATTATTCCAGCATGGCAAAATAAATTACAAGCCATGGCCTTTGAAGATGCAATTTATACCAGAAACAGCCATTATTCATATGAAATTAAAAACAACAGGCTAAGAATTTTCCCAAGTCCAACTATTAGTTCTCCAACTGAAGTCTGGTTTGAATTCTATGTTCGCAATGATATCTTTGCCCGTGATTCTGAAAAAGATGATGGTATCGATGGTGTCAATAATATGAACACTCTACCATTTGAAAATATTCCCTATAAAAATATTAATGCAATCGGTAAACAATGGATTAGAAGATTTGCTTTAGCTTTAAGTAAAGAAACATTAGGACAAGTGCGTAGTAAATTTAGTTCTATTCCTATACCTGGAGAAACTGTTAATTTAAACGGCTCAGAGTTAATTTCTCAGAGCCAGCAAGAGCAAGAAAAACTAAGAGAAGAACTAAAAACAACATTAGATGAACTTACGTACGCCAAGTTAGTCGAAAAAGATGCTACCATGGCAGAAGCTGCAATGGGAGTACAGGGTAAAATTCCTTATCCTGTGCCTATTGTGTTGGGATAATAGAAAATGGCAAGTAATAAATGGTCACAACCCAGCAAACCACCTCCTCCGTTATTTGTTGGTAAAAAGGAGCGAGATCTTGTCAAACAAGTCAATGATGAACTTATTGAACGAGTCATTGGCCAACAAATAGCATATTATCCTATAAGCTTAGAACATACTAATTTTCATTCTTTATATGGAGAAGCAATAGAAAAAACATTTTTACCTCCAATTAGAGTTTATGTTTTAGTTGTTTGGAAAGGGTATACCACTGAAACAACAAGCATGGGAATTGACAGAAAACCATCTATTACAGTACATTTTCACAAGAGAAGACTAACAGAAGACCAAGATTTGTTTGTTAGGGAAGGAGACTTTATTTTATACGGCGATACATATTACGAAATAACTACTTTAAACGAACCAAGACAACTGTTTGGCCAAACAGATCATAAAATGGAAATAGAAGCTAATTGTATTAAATCCAGAAGAGGGCTTTTCGATGCCACATAAAGAATTTCCCATAACTCCATCGACTTTAGAATTAATCGATGAATCTCTTTTTAATTATGTCAATGGGCTGGATCTAAGGGCAACCACGAATAAAGGCTGGAAAAAAACCCCAATTATTTGGACGTCGGCAGAAAGATCTTATCAAATTAAAAACGACAAAGATATAAGAGACGGTGTTGGTAGCTTAATTTTGCCTTTAATTACAATTGAGCGCACATCAGTTGTAAAAGATATGAACAGAAAAGGTGTTTTTTGGGGTAACGTAGACAGAAATAAAGACGGAGGCTCTATCACTTTTACCAGGAGAATTAACCAAGATAAAACATCTAATTTTGCTAATGCAGATGCTTATAGATTAGAAAACCAACTTAATTTTCCTAGAGAAAATAAAAAAGTTGTTTATGAGTGGATATCAATGCCAATGCCAACATATGTTGAAATATCGTATGCAATATCACTACGTACAGAATATCAACAACAAATGAATGAATTAGCAACGCCATTTATTACTAAAACTGGTGCAATTAATTATTTTCCAATGAGAAACAAAGGGCACTTTTATGAAGGATTTATTCAGGGCAATTTCGCTGCAAACAACAACCTGGCAGGTTTAGGCCAAGAAGAACGAAAATATGAAACAAGAATAGATATCAAGGTTTTAGGTTATTTATTAGGCGAAGGTAAAAATCAAGAAACACCAAAAATGGTTATAGCTGAAAACGCTGTTGAAGTAAAAATACCCAGAGAAAGAATCATACTTGGCGACATAGATGAACATTTAACCGAACAACAGCGAAAAAAAGCCGCCCAGCGCTTAGAAAACTCTCCAAACGAGCTAAACTAGTGAAAGCTATTAGTAAAACTCATTTTAAGCAGAAGTAAAGGATTTTGCAATTTCTTATTACTATTTATAAGAGAAATAATTTATTTTTTAAATAAGCCAAAAGGAGACTCAAAAGAATGTCAGTTAAAAAGTTTAGATTCGTTTCACCTGGAATTTTCATCAACGAAATTGATCGTTCACAATTGGAAAGACTACCAGCAAGAATGGGCCCAGTCATTATGGGACGCTCGGAAAGAGGCCCGGGCTTCCGGCCCACAACCGTTCATTCATATTCAGAATTTGTAGAAATATTTGGCAATCCCATTCCTGGCGGAGCAACTGATGACGTTTGGAGAAACGGCAATTATAATGGACCTACATATGCGGCATATGCTGCGCAAGCTTATTTAAGAAATAATAATCCTGTAACATTTGTTCGTATTCTTGGGGCAAACCATGCGTCAAATGATGGCGCCAATTCCGGAGTTATTGGTGATCATGGTGTTGCTGGCTGGAGAACCACAAATCTAGCAGCCAGCCTTGGCGGAGCTTATGGTTTGTTTGTTATGCCTTCTGCTTCAATTGGCACGCCTGCAACGGCAACAGTAACTTTTGCCGGGGCAGTTACAACTGGTAAAACTCTTACAATAACCGATACCACCGGTAAAAGCGTGGCATATACTGCCGCCGATGGTACTGACACCTCTGCAAGCCCACCTGAGTTCGAGGATTCGGCCGGTGGCGTCACTGCTATAGCTGCGGGACTTGGGACTTGTATTGAGAGTGCAAATGGTCACAATGGAACAATTCTTGTTACTAATAATGGTGATGGTTCGTTGACCTTAAAACAAAACATAAGAGGCACTGGAGGGAATACTACAATGACCGATAGTGGCTTAGGCAACACGACACTTGTGCAATTTGCCGCCAGCGCCGCGACGACAGGGCAAACTGACGAACAAGCCCGAGTAACAGGCTCTCTTGCTGCTGTTTGGTATCTGGACAGTGGATATATGCAGCTTTCTGGTGCTATTAGAGGCACTGAAACTGGTAGTGTACCTATAAGTGTTTCCGGAAGTTCAGTATTAATAGGAAATTCTGATAAACTCACATGGAAAGCAGTCATTAAGGATTCTTCGGATGCCACTGTTGTGGAAACTGCTTTTAGCTTTGATCCTGATTCTGATAATTATATTCGAAAAGCTTTTAACACAAATCCACAATTAGTTAATACTGATGTTTATGCCACCACTTCCGGTACAACAAATTATTGGCTAGGCGAAACATTTGAAAGATCGGTTCAAGACGCCCTAGTAGCCAGTTCTAGCGCTAATACATGCTGGGGTCTTTTAGTGCAGTTAGGCAATGGTACTAATGGATATTCCGACCAGACAAAAGAACACATTCCTTCTGAAACCGGCTGGATTGTTTCTCAAGATACTTCTGCAACTTCTCCAGGTTTTGATGTACTCAACCAACAAAGGGCAAAAAGATTATTTAAGTTTGTTTCTTTGGATGAAGGATCAGAATGGAATCAAAATAATATTAAAATATCAATTGAAGATATTCGACCAGCTAAAAGTGATAAAATCTGGGCGACATTTTCAGTTGCAGTTCGCTCAATAAGCGATACAGACAAAAACATAAGCGTTCTTGAAAAATTTACAGGTTGCAACTTGAACGTTTCTTCTCCAAACTATATCGCACGTAGAATAGGAGACAAACAAGTTACTTATGATAAAGTTAATAAACAATTAAAAGTTGGTGGCAATTATGATAATCAATCACGATATGTCCGTGTAAAAACAAACGAAGCAGCTTATTCAAAAGATCTTGTTCCTTTTGGTTGTTATGGACCTCCAAGGTATAAAGGATTTACTTTTTTTAGCGGCGCCGCAGGCAGTATCGGTGGTAGTGATGGCACGGCCACAGCTAATACTTTTGTTCTTGCTGGGTCAAGCATGGATTTTGAAGCTACAGGAAGCCGAAACCAACCCGCAGGCGACCCCCATTGGCTCCAAGGCGACCTAACAGCAGGAGAAATTTGGTGCGGTTATGAAAGCTCACAAAATAACTCGGGAAGATTAACTGCCTCACTGGCATTTGCCTCACTTGCATTAAGAGGCGCAGCAACAGACGGCGGAATAGTTGATCAAAGTAAAGCTTATTGGGGAGTCGATGTTACGAAAACTGGCTCTAGCGAAACTAGATTTGATCCTTGCGTTACTGATTATCTTAAAACGCTTGCCGATCAAACCACTGCAGATACTGTTGATTTTCATTTAACGGCCACGAATGCTGAAGTTCAATTTGCTTTCTCTTTAGATGATCTTGTAGAAGCAGGAAACGGAAACGTTTTTTATACTAGCGGTAGTCGACAAAACTCTGGAAGCAACGGCCAGACGACCAACTCAATCACCACGAAAAGTGGTAGTAGTTTCTTGTTGACTGCTTCTACAATGGGGCATGATAAATTTACTACAGTTCTTTATGGCGGTTTTGACGGCTTTGATATTAGAGAGAAAGAACCGCTTAATACAACGCGCGGTTTGAAAGCAGCCGCAACCGAAAAAAATAGTTACGCTTATTTCTCGGCTACCAAAGCTATTGAAATCATTAAAGACCCAGAGCGCGTAGAATGTAATTTGCTGGCCATGCCAGGGGTTACTAATGCAAACTTGACCACTAGATTGGTTAGAGTTGCTGAAGAGCGCGCGGATACTTTGGCAATTATTGATATTCAAAAAGACTTTACGCCTACTGGTGAAAATAATAACACCGATATGGCAAACCAAGGCAATGTAGATGAAGCAGTGCGATCGATGAAAGATCGTAAAATTGATTCAAGTTACGGCGCCGCCTATTATCCATGGGTACAAATTAAAGATACACAAACCAATCAAATTTTGTGGGCTCCACCTTCGGTAGTTGCTTTGGGTGCTTTAGCGTACAGCGATTCTGTTAAAGATGTTTGGTTCGCTCCAGCTGGATTTAGCCGCGGCGGATTAACAGCCACAGGCGCAGGCGGAGTACCCGTTGTTGGAATTAATCAACAGCTAACTTCAAAACAAAGAGATAAACTTTATGAAGTTAACGTTAATCCAATTGCATCATTCCCTGCTGAAGGAATTGTAATCTTTGGCCAAAAGACCCTGCAGTTAACTCCTTCGGCATTGGATAGAATCAATGTAAGGAGACTCTTAATCTTCTTGAAAAAAGAGATTTCTAGAATTGCGTCAACAACATTATTTGAGCCAAACCTTGATGTAACTTGGGCGTCATTTAGAGCAAGAGCAGACACTTTGCTGAGCAGCGTTAAGTCTAGATTAGGCCTCGCAGACTATAAGCTGGTGTTAGATGAATCAACCACAACTCCGGAGTTGATTGATAGAAACATCATGTATGCAAAAGTTTTCTTAAAGCCTGCTAGAGCTATTGAATTTATTGCTCTAGACTTTATTATTACGAGTTCCGGAGCATCATTTGAAGATTAAAATGGATAAAAAAAAAGGTAAGTACTATTTATTGATAGAGGCGCAAACTGTGCGAGGGAGAAAATAAAAAATGGGATTCTGGAATGACCAGCAGACTTTCGAGACCAAGAGAGCTTATAGATGGGTAGCTATTTTTAATAGGGTTGCACCTTATGCGATCAAATCTGTTTCAAAGCCAAGTGTAAGTATTTCAGAAACTTCGCACAGATTCCTTAATCATACTTATTATTATCCAGGCCGTGTAGAGTGGAGCACGGTAGATCTTAGCTTAGTCGATCCACTTTCACCAGACGCAACAAAAACAGTTTTGCACATGATAGAAGCTGCAGGATATAATCCAAATATTACAGAAAGTACTCCACTCCTAACTATTTCTAAAACAAAAGCTGTTGCCGCCTTGTCAAGCTTAGAAATTCGGCAATTAGATGCGGATGGCAATAAAGTTGAAGTTTGGAAACTAAGGCACCCATGGATAAAAGATGCTAAATTTGGCAACTTGTCATATGATAGCGATGATCTTATGGACGTTAGCGTAACTATAAGATTTGATTGGGCTGAAGTATGGACCAAAAATAATTCGTTCGCCTTGGATGGCGTAGGAATTGGGAGAAACAGTAATTTCCCATCCGATTCAAACATTACTTATTCTGGTGGTTGATATTATTAATTTTTAGAGGTGAAAAATGAGAAACAATGAAGAGCGCTTTGGAGCAGCCGCAGGTGCTGGCTCCGACCCTTCAATTGCTGAATTAACAAACAATTCAAGTACATTAAATTTTGTTGTACCAACAGATTTTGTTGAGCTTCCTTCAAAGGGGCAATTTTATCCTGAAGGACATCCCTTACACAAGAAGGACCATATTGAAATAAAACAAATGACTGCGAAGGATGAGGATATATTGACCTCAATGTCCTTGTTAAAAAAAGGTATTGCAATTGAAAGACTACTTGAAAATCTTATTGTCGATAAAACAATAAAACACAGCGACCTTCTTGTGGGCGATAAAAACGCAATAATGATGAGAACAAGGATTTCTGCCTATGGAAGCACATATGAAACAAAAATCCAATGTCCTTATTGTCAGGCTAATGCCGATCATTCATTTGATCTAGAAGAGATTAAACCAAAAGATTCAGAAGTAGATGATTCAATTCAATCTACTAAAAATGGAACTTTTGTTATTGAGTTACCATCATCCAAAGTTAAAACAGAAGTACGATTTCTAACTGGTAAAGATGAAGCTAATTTATTGACATACACAGAAAAGAAAAGAAAATATAATTTAATTGACAATTCAGTAACTGATCAGATGAAAACTTTTATTGTATCTCTCAACGGAATTGAAGATCGTGGTCAAATAGCAGAGTTTGTTGATAATATGCCAGCAAAAGATTCACACTATTTAAGGACGGTTTACACCGATTTAGTACCAAACATTGACTTAACACAAACTGTTAGATGTCAAAGTTGTTTCACGGAAGTGGAAATGGAGGTTCCGTTTACAACGGACTTTTTTTGGCCTAAGCAGTAAATATATGGAATCTGTATATGAACAATTCTTTTTATTGAAATATTATGGTAATTGGAGTTTTATAGAAGTATACAATTTACCAATTGGTTTGAGAAATTGGTTTACAAAAAGATTGATAAAGCAATTCGAAAAAGAAAAAGAAGATTACGAAAAAGCCCAAAAACAAAAATAGGCCGTCCTTTCTATTATTATCTATTTATTATTTTAAACTTTACAACTATTTATTAGTATGAGGAGGAGTGCGCAATGATAAGACCCCTAGAAATTAATTTTTATAAGCTAAAGAACAATCAGTTACAAGAAAGCTTTTTAGCGATGTTTGGTGAAACTATTAAAGTAATCTTAAAAAGAATGTTTGGTAAAATTCCCTCACCAGAAGAATACACAAAAATGGTTGCAGAAGCTGAAGAAAACGAAGGCGATGATGTTTTAACACCAGAAGATAAACAACAGCCTGGCCAGCAAAAAGAGCCAACTGAAAAATTTGAATTAATCGTTTCTGGGACCGATGATGATATTAGTTCTTTTCTTGGCGCACTTAAAGCAGAACATAAATATATGGATACATATTTAAAGCTTGGGATGGATGAGGAAGAAACAAGAGAAGCAAAATACCTACTTAGCGATGCAGTCGAAGGATTTGAAAGGACAACTGGCCTCTTATGGCCTTTTGTATAATTTGGAGGACAAGATAAATGGCTGACAGATTTGACCCTAAAGAAATAGCAGAATACCAAGTAATATTAAAGGGTATTGAAGGTATACTAGGGGAAATTGTAGATAAGGATCGGTCAATTCTCCTTTCAGCCACAGAAAAAGCCAACCTGGCCAATCAGCACGTAGCTAAACTTGAAGATACCATAAAATTAAAATTTCAAGAGCTTGATGCTGCTGGTAAACTTGCTGATAATGAAGAAAGAAGAAATGCACTTTTAGAACAGCATAGAGTAAATTTAGAACAAGCCTTAGCTAAGGTTACAACAGAACACTATGAAAGTCAACGAGCTTGGCAGCAAGCGACAGAGGCCATAGAAAATCTTGAAAATCAAATAGATTCCTTAGACCGCTCAGCGACTACATACAATGCATCGCTCACAGCCCTTACCAGAAGATTAATCGATGCGCGAGAAGAAGAAGCACGACTTAGCCGTGAACAGCTTCGAATACTCGATAGCGAAAGAGAAGCAATCGCACGAAAAATTACTGTGGAAATGCGATACACTGATACAAAACTAAGGTCATCACAAGCTGCGCAAAGTGCAATGACAATGCTCTTTGGCCTAGACAACAAGTGGCGTCAAACATTGGGTGCTTCGTTGGTGGAAACTACAGCTGCAGCAATAAAAGCCAGAGGATTTATTCAAGGTGTAACCGAAAGTATGGCCCACTTGTCTACTACATTATCTAATGTAGGCTCTCTTAGTAATGTAATGGGCTCAGGTCTAATGAAAATACAAGAAACTACGGTTATGATGGTAGGTTCAATTGATCGTGCCGATGTTAGCTTGAGAAGCGCTACAGGTGCTAGCTCAGATTTTACAGACTCCCTTACTGGCGCCTTCGAAGATAAAGAAATAAAGGAAATGGCAGGAGCATATGATGAATTGTCACAAATGCAGAGCCAGTTATATTCAGTTGCCCGCGCATATTCAGGGCTGCTTCCCTCACAAAGATTGGAAATGGATCGCACAGCACTTGCTGCAAAACGCTTTGGCATATCATTTGATACTACTGCGGCTGTAATGGATAAATCAATGCGAGTATTTGGTATTGCTGGTCCAGAAATGATGAATAGACTTTATAATTCAGCAGTCGCTATTGGCGAAACACCGGTTCGCATGGTGCAAAATTTCACTCAAGCTTTAGATGTTATGTCTCAATATTCTGGCCCCAGAGCAATACAAGTTTTACAAGGTTTGTCTTCAATTGCTAAAGCAACAGGTATTGAAATGAATACATTAACTGGCATTGCTGCAAGGTTCGACACTTTTGAAGATGCAGCATCTAATGTCGCGAAATTAAACGCAATTTTAGGAGGCGCTTATTATAATTCTATTCAAATGTTAAATGCATCTGAAGAACAGAGATTATATTTGTTAAGAGCAGGACTAGACGCAACAAATAGAAGTTGGGAGTCTTTAGGCAGATGGGAGAAAAAAGCATTTGCTGCAGCAGCTGGATTTAAAAATATGAACATTGCAGCTGCATTTTTCCAAGGCAACATGGCAAAAGTTGATGAATTGACAAAGTTGCAAGAACAACAAGCTGAATCACAGGGCAAGTTAATTATGATGGGTGGTCAAGTTGTAGACATATTTCAACAAATCAAACGTGTATTTTTGGACGCAGGATTTGGTGCAAAGACTCTGCTGAAGTGGGTACGATCTGTAGTAGATATCATGAAAACTCTTGGATTTAAGGGCCTAATTCTTGTTAAAGTGCTTTGGAGTCTTGCAAATGCGACGGCTACATGGACGCTTCGAATGACTGCGATGAGAGCTGCTGCGGTTGGCGCATCAAGTGGTGTTGGCGCTCTCTCAATTGCTTTAAAAGGTATTGCTCCTTTGTTAATCGTTGCAGGAGGGGCATGGGCATATTTCTCAAGTAAAATGAGAGAAAAGAAATCACCAGAGGCGTTTTCCCTACCTTCAATCGCAGCACAGGGATTGAGGGCACTATGGGAATGGGCAAAAAAAGCTGCTTCGCCAATTGCCAATTTAGCAAATAAAATCGGCACGATTAGCGATAAAAAAGTTGTTAGTTTAACAAGGGCTTTAGGCGCCGCCAGTCAAATATCTGCACCCGAACTAAACTTCACCAAAGCCACCACCGGTATTACTGAATTAACAAAAGCGATTAATAATTTAAATGAAAAAAAAGTTGATTCATTTGCAGCTGCCATAGCAAGACTTGGTTATGTTATGCAAACGATACCAAAAGAAAATATTGTGGCAGTAACACAATTAACTAAAGAAGCTAGATCGGTTTCTGCTTTACCTATTGTAGCTGCAGCACGTGCAGGTGCCCAAATAAGCGCCCAAGGCGCTGCAGTACAGGCAGCAAGAGCTTCAGAAGCTCCACGAGGAGGCGGAGCAGGCCGAGGATTGGAAGGTGTGCTAATTACTGACAGTATAATGGTTAATGTTGGAGGAACTGTATTGACACGAAGAATCCAAGACACAGTTCGAGATACATTTGCAAAAGCACAAAGGAGTAGAACTGCATAAATGAGTTTATTTGGTAGCAATATAAAGAGTAATGATCCCACAACATATGCATATAATGGAAATTGGGCCCACATAAAAATAATAAATTTAAACGCGCTCAGATCATACAAACACATTGAACGCCCATGGGTTGATTTTAAAGCATTTGTTAAATCTTTTAAAGACAACTTTATTCCCGGTTGGCAAGAAGTACAGTATCCTAATCAATCTGTGCCAATAGCTCACCAATCAATGCCGAAAAGATCAATTCAGCTTGAATGGACTGTTCCCTCGACCGATGCCGAAGAAGCAATAAGTAATTTACAAAAATGTTCTTGGTTAGCGCAATCAATGTACCCAACATTAAAAAGACGCTCAGGTAACAACAACTATACACCAAAATCAACTTTTATGGCTGTAAAATTTGCAAACCTCATTCAAGCAAACAATGGAGGACCATTACCAGGATACATTAGTAGTTTTTCCTATAGTCCAAACTTTACAGAAGGAATACACATTCTTTCACAAGGACACGCTCCTCCAGCATTTAAAAAATATTTTGTGA